GTTCAATCTCCATACGGATTAATGATTGGAGATGGTTCAAACATGGGCGTTGGAGGAACTGTTAACGCAAATATCGGCGTTGGAAACTCAGGAATCGGAGGGTTAGGAGGTACCTCGATTAGTACAAGAGATCAATACAGCAGCTATGTAAGAGATCAATGGCAAACTCTAGTAGGAGAACCGTAATATGTCTATTCAAAAAACACAAGCAGAAGTTGTAGCGTTAGGAATTAGCCCAAGAAATTATTCGGCTGTTTTATCTACTATATACGACTTAAATGATAAAGCGGTAAGCAACTATGTTCCAACAGCTCCAAATACTATTTTATATACAAACTCTGTAGTTGGAGATGGAGCTTCTCATAAAACGTTTAATGCGTTAGCTTCAAATTCTTTTGTTAAAGGTAATTCTATAACCGTTTCAGGAAGAGCTAGTTATTTTATTTATAGTGGATATACAACTATTTCTCATAAAGCCGCTATCAAAATAGTCGCCGAAATTGATTTCGGGCGCTCTTCGTCCACTTATCAAACTTATACTTGGGAAGCTTTAGCAAGTGAAATTGTTACTGAAGGCGTCAATGTAGGAACATTTTCTTTTCAAATACCATCTGAGATTACAAGTAAGTTAGCAGTAGCAGACGATCATTATTTAGCTATTTCGGCTACGTCGCCAGACAATGCGTTCGTAAAATTAACGGCAAGCGGAACTGCTGATAATGTAAGAAAGTTTGCAATAACAGCATCTTAAAAATATAATAATTTATGTCAGACGATCCAAACGACCCACAACCGACCGAGACAAGTCCAATTACGCAGAATGAAATGTTGTCTGCTGACATTGTGTTGCCTCCGTCTGTAAACGGAAGAGATCGCTTCATTTTGATAGAAAAGAAATCGCCAGAGACTATCAATCCTTTGGTGAAAAGAGAAGTTAGCGTAGAAGCTGTAATTGAAGTTATAGACAGAAATTTCTCTTATCCAATGGCTGCTCACGTTGGATTAAAATTTGACTCTAGAACATTCTCAAATATTCCTTCAAAAAAATTCGACGTTAAGATGAAGAAGGTTAAGGTTCCTTCTAATTATTATCCGACAGGAGGCAACGGTTTAGATAGAAGATATGTTTATCCAAATCCCGATTATGACGCAGACCCAAATACATTAGACCTTGTATTTATGGTTGATCAAAATATGAATTTTGCAACCAGAGCTTTATTGAAAAGAAATTTAAAAGATATACTTTCTAAAGTAATTTCTGGATATAAATACACAAGAGCTTCTATCTGGCAAACATCAAACGGGACCAATACTATAATTAACGAAAAAACAGGAGATATAATCAATAACTTTACGTTTTTCTCGGATAATGGCGAGTTTTTTGAGGTAGAAACTCCTGATTCTGATGGCGCGAATAATACAAATCTTTACAAAAAACTGTTTGACGCTTTAAGCTCGACCCAGATTTCTACAAATCCAGATGAAACTATTATTGCTAATTACTTTTTAAGAAAAACTCAATTTAGTATTACAGATACGGTAGGAAAATCAAGCGAAGGATCAACATTAAAACGCGTTTGGGAAAATACTGTTAGAAAAGTTATTTATTTTTCTGGATCAACTCCAGAAACAATGACTCAAAATACTTATGATACGTTGTTATCTCATGCGAGAGAAAATTGTGTTAACATTTATTACCTTCATAACGATTCAGATTTTTCTGGCACAAGAACTTTAAGAGAACTTGCGGAGGACACAGGAGGAGCAAAGTTCTGTATGCTTCACGATTCAGACGTTAAATTAACTCAGTTCTGCGATAATAACTTTTATGACAGCAACAGGATATACTATGGAGATTGGGACGGAACATTTAAGATCGCTTGGACAGATAATCCTGCTTGGGTATTGTATGACATTATTACTGATCCTAACTATGGATTAGGCAATTATATTGATTCTAAAGCCGTAGATAAATGGACTCTGTATGATATTGGTCGTTATTGTGATTGCGTTGATGATGACGGAAGATTTAGAGGAGTTCCAGATGGCAAAGGCGGATTAGAGCCAAGATATACTTGTAACATTATCTTCTACAACAAAGATGAAGCTTACAATGTATTGAAAGATATTTCCGCTGTATTTAAAGGTATTTTGTATTGGACGACAGAAGGATTTTCGTTCTTTGCTGATATGCCGAAACAACCTGTTATGCAGTTCGCTAATTCTTCAGTAAAAGATGGAGTTTTCAATTACGAAGATACGGCTAAAAATTTACGTTATACCTGCGTAGAAATAACTTATAACGATAGATACGATTTTTACAAACCAAAAGTAGAGTACGTTGAAGATTCGGAAGGTATAGTCAAATATGGATTAAATCCGTTTAAGATTAACGCCGCTGGATGCACCTCTAGATCAGAAGCAAAACGCATAGGAAGATACGTTATGTCAACTTCTATGAACGAATCAGAAGTGGTGACATTTACCGCAGGCATAGAAGGCTCTTATCTCCAAATCGGGGATTTATTCGTGGTAAGCGACGAAATTAAAAATGTCGCAAGAACATTTGGAAGAATTCTTGATGTAGATTCAGTTAATAAAACAATCAAAATTGATGGAGAGTTTCAGCAAGGATTATCTTCTGGGATATTTGTACACATTCCTTCTGGAAATTATAAAGTGTCTGATTTAAATGCGCTCAATGATGCCAGCGGAAATTTTACTGGAACTTTGGAGAATATCCGAGCTAGACGCCAAAGCCAATTAAAACAACTAAACATCAAGCAAGTTCAAGATGACGCATACGGATGTACTTTAACTGTTACTGGTAATTTCTTAATGGACTCTGTAATCACAGATGTTCATTTGGAAGAAGGAAGACTTTCTGGCGCTGTTACGACTGGAGATAGCGTTTTGACGGGAATCATTTATAGATTTCCAGAAAATACAATAGCTGATGGTAATCCAACTTGGGATACTTTATCTTATCAACAAGTAACTGGAGTATTTAACGAAGTTGGGCTTGACGTTGATTTAATTGGAGCGGCTGGAACAGGCCAACTAATAGCTCCTGTAGCCAACAACTGGCTAGGCAAAATAGATTACAAAGTCGATGGGTCGAATTCATTCTTTTACACAAACGGTTCTGCTCAAGTGCAAGTTAATCAAAATGTGGTAGCTATTGCGGAAATATCTGCTGCTGATGGCTCTAGAATTGATTCTGCAACCGTATCTAATTTAGATGATGTATGGAGTTCTTCTGTATATACAAGTGCGCTAGCTGGTAATGTTATAGCTATATTTACAAGAGGCGCGGTTATTAGTAATTCATACGTCGCTTCTAACGCTAATTGGAAAAATCTTGCAGCAACAGAAGTATTTAAAATTGGTAAAAATATATCCGCAACTTCAACTTCTTTCGGATACGCGGCTGCGTTTATTAAAGGTGGCTACAGAATCATCGAAAGAGCTTCTAAGAATCTAAGCGATCAAGGAAGTTTAAATTTCTATTACAGAGATTTGTTAGCTTTAAGCAAGCTGCGCCCATACTACACAATCTCTCAAGCTGACATTGGAAATAATCAAGCTACAAATCTTAAAGATTGGACATTCGATTTCGGATATAGAGTTGGCGATAGAGTAAAGAATAACGGAAATGTTTATTTGTGCGTTCAAGATCACAAATCACCACCTACATTTGAAGTTGGAAATAAATGGACCGCTGGAAATTCTTTAGGATATTCAACATACGGATTCCCAAAAAACTTCTATGTAAAACAGAACGGTGAAAAAATACCAATCACAACAGAATTAACAACCGCTCACATTACTGGGACATTCCTTTCTTTAGGTATAAATAAAATCCATGCTGGAGCAGGTCCACTTGGAGAAAGTAATTTAGCTACCCTCGCAGAAGCTTCAGGTTTAGGTTATAGCGGATTAGTATATGGAACTGGTTATCCTATTGGATATTACAACTTAAATGTAGATACATCAGCGAGAAACTTAGATTTGCTTTCAGCTGGAAGCACTTATGTATTAAGCGGTTCAGGAGTCGAGCCTAAATACTATAAAACTATCGCTACAAAAGAAGAAGAGGCTAATCAGTACGGTATTGTTGGGTTACAGTATATGCCAGACAAAGAAAACTTTGTGGAAAGAGAAATCGCTGACAATTCGCCAAGTCAATATGTCGCCTCTCCTTACGATAAAATTATAAAACCAGACCCAGTATCATCTATCACAAGCACAGGAATATACGGAGGAACTGGGCTAGACGTTACTTGGCAACAGGTGACAAGTACGCCAATCAATGGTTATAAAATTTATGTAAGCAGGCCAGATTATTCAAATAGTAACGATTCTGCTTTAACTGAGTTTTTTGCAGTACCATCTGGAACTAATAAAGTTACTATTCCGATCAATGAAAAATGGGGTCAATACGATATTGATGTTTACACCCAAGGAATTACTCCTTACAAATTCTTATCTGATGGAGCTGCGTCAATTGATATACAAGTTTTACCGCAACCAACACTGCAAATTGGCGGAATAACAGTTAATTCTGTATTGGTTAGTGGAATCAAATTAGATACAGCTGATACAGATAGCTTGAGATACAATATTGGCTACAAATCTTCTGATTCATGTTTTACTGGCGTTGGCGTAGGAAACTTTACATCAGCCGATTTAACATTCAGATGGAAATATATTGATCCAACAGGCGGAATAGTTTCTAATATTGACCAGATGAGACGCAATCCTTTCATCGAGTTTCCTCCAAAAGTTACTTTGGAAATCCTCAATGAAGGTGGCGCGGTTTTAGAGACTGTAAAAGAATACCAAGGATTCTCTTACAGAATAGATGAAAACGCTAACAAACAGCTAGTAAGCAGAGAACAAAGCAACTATCAAAACGTACAAGCTTCTAGAAACTTAGGCTTGAGAATCAAAATCGAAGATACTAATGGTAAATTTTTTACTGGAATTTATCAAGCGACAAACATTCCTCCTTCGTATAGAGACATTGAAGTTATCGACTCTTACCAAGATTCGCCGTATCAAATTCTTTCTGGTATCTACGGGAATCAATCATACCAAAGATTAGCTGTATGGAATAGCGGAACGAACAATATAGTCACTGGTTCTGGATTAAGAGATAGTGCTGGAAAAATGCTCAGAAGCGAAGATGAAACAGATGTTTCCTATGGAGATATAGTGTCCGCGTTTTTAAGTGCAACAGGATTCAATGGAATTGAAGAAGGATCAACTCCTTCTGTTGCTGGAATCACTATTAATTATAGAGGCGATGGAGACCCAGACTACGAAGCTTATATTAATCTATATGGAGACTTACTGGACTTTTACAACAAGAATGTCGATAAATCTAAATCTAAAGAAAGTTTTGGATTGGAACATTATACTGCTTACGGACAAAACGAAGGCAGAGAGCTGCCAAAAACAAAAAATAATCCAATGGGAATCGCTGATTT